GTCTTCCTCTCCCCGACGAGTGAAATTGTTGGCGGGTCGCGCGCGATGGCAGATTAGGGGGTGTTTTCGATGAGTGCGAAGTTTCCGAGTCGGAATGTGGCGGAGGCGTTGGAGCGTTCGTTGAAGAACGCTGACCTCAAGGCTGTGAATTCTGCTGTTGTCGCTGCGGCTCGCGTGTTGGCTGAGCGTATCGATTATCTGACGTTCTCCGGTTTTGTCGATGAGAACGGCAAGCTCGACAACGTTTCGCTGCCGACGTTCCTCAAATATTGTCAGTCGCTTGGTTTGACGGTGGATGCTCCGGCTAAGGTTGGTCGTCCCGCGAAGCCGAAGGTTGAATCGAAGCCGGAGGCGCGTAAGAGCGACAAGGTTGTGCAGATGGAAGATTTCATGAAGCGTTTCGGCTAGGAGGCGTTCGATGGCGTCGGAAGATTTGAGTGTTTTCGGTGCCATCGATGATGACCTGCATGGTGTTACGTTGCCGCGGATCTTCACGCCGCCGCTTAGAGAGCTTGATAAGACCACCAGCAATGGTTTCGCGGTGATTGCCTTCGCCGAGATCATGCTTCACGTGCATCTCTACCCGTGGCAGCAGTGGCTGCTCGTGCACGCGTTGGAATTGCTGGAGGACGGCTCGTATCGTTTCCGCAAGGTCATCGTGCTTGTGGCCCGTCAGAATGGCAAGACCACGCTGATGGGCGTTTTGGCCGCGTGGTGGCTTTTCGTGGACTCGAACAAGCATCCTGATCGTGTGCCGCCGGTGAAGTTTCTGGTGGTGGGCGCCGCTCAGACGCTTGATAATGCGAAGGGGCCTTACAGTCAGGTCAAGGAGTGGTGTAATCCGCGTCCTGAGACTGATGAGGAGTCCGATCTGGTGGTGCCCGAGCTTGCGGGCATGACGCAGAAATTCGTGAACACCAACGGCGAGGAAGCCATCGTGCTGAAGTCGAAGGCGAGATACATTGTCCGCGCTGACAAGAACATTCGTGCGAAGAGCGCGGCTCGTGTGATTTTCGATGAGCTGCGCGAGCAGCATAATGATGATGGCTGGAACGCTGTCTCGCAGACCACGAAGGCCGTGTGGAGCTCGCAATTGTGGGGCATCAGCAATGCTGGCGATTATCGGTCTGTGGCCTTGCGCAAGCAGGTGGATAAGGGCCGGAAGCTCGTGGACGCTTGGACGCAGTATGTGGCTGATGGTGTGGATGCTGCCGAGGCTTTCGCCAATGGCGAGCAGGATGGCAGCTTCGGATATTTCGAATGGAGCGCTCCGGACAAGTGCCCGGTGGATGATGCCGACGCTATTCGCCAGGCGAACCCGTCGCTCGGCTATGGGCCGATGACCGTCATGAGCGTCAGATCCGATATTGACGGCATGACCGAGGCGGCGTTCCGCACCGAAGTCCTGTGCCAGTGGGTCACGGCTGACATCATTCCTTTCATCAATCCGAAAATGTGGGCCAGCGGCATCGACTTGCGTTCCACGATACCGGACGGCAATCGCGTCGTACTGTCCGTGGATACGAGCGCTGACCGTAAGACCACGTATGTGGCCGCTGCCGGAATGCGTGCGGACGGTTTGCCTCATGTTGAGTTGATCGCTCGCCGTGACGGCATGCTGTGGGTGCCGCACTTTTTGGATCTGCTTCGTGAGAGCTGGCCGGGCATCTGCGAGATTGCTGTGCAGTCGAAGGGTTGTCCGGCAGTCGATTTCATCGACCCGCTCACCGAAAAAGGGTGGACGGTGCATCTCATCGAGGGTTTCCGCCTCGGCGCGTGCTGTGGTCGCTTCCTGGACCGTGTGCGTGAGGGCAAGTTGCGGCATTTGCCGCAGCCCGCCATCGAACAGCAGGTTTCCGTGGCCGTATCCCGGCGTCTTGGCGAGGTCGAAGTGTGGGACAGGACGAAATCAGCATTGCAGATTTCCGGCTTGGTTGCCGAATCGCAGGCATTGTATGCGTTGGAGACCATGCAGGCTGTGGATGTCGAACCGGCTAAGGCTTCCGCCTATTCGGGGCATGGATTGATGATTCTTTGATTTTTTGAAGCGATTGGAGGTGCCTTATGGGCCTTTGGAGCGCCTTGAGGAACGTTTTCCAGCCGCGCTACAGCATTTCCTTTGATTTGTCTGACCAGATGGCCGTGATTCAGGGTCAGACGGAAGCCGAGCTTTTCAAGACGCAGCCGCATTTGCGTACCGTGATTACTTTTCTGGCGCGGAATGTCGCTCAGGTCGGCTTGAAGGAATTCGAGCGTGTCAGCGACACAGACAGGCAGCGTGTGACCGATGATGTGCTGATAAATCTGCTGAAGCAGCCGAACGGCACGATGACGGGCTATGAGTTGATGCGTCAGCTTGTGGCTGACTTGGCGCTTTACGATAACGCTTACTGGGTTGTCATGCAGACGCCTGATCGGGATGCCGACAAGTTCGGTAGCTGGCAGATTCAGCCGATTCCGCCATGCTGGGTGCAGGCGAAGCGTGATGGCAGTGTGTTCCAGCCGGCCTATTATCGCGTTTATCCTGATTTGGGCACGTCATACTATGATGTGCCGGCCGATGACATGCTTGTGTTCCACGGGTGGAACCCTGATGACCCGACGCAGGGCGTTACTCCCGTGAGGGCTCTGAAGGACATTATCAACGAGCAGATCCAGGCATGGTCGTATCGCACTCAGGTGTGGAAGCGCGGCGGCCGTATCGGCAGCGTGCTGGTGCGTCCGAAGGATGCGCCGGAATGGGATGACGCCGACCGTGAGCGTTTCCTGCGCGGGTGGAAGGAATTCACCGACAGGGGAGCGCAGGCCGGTGCCACGCCATTGCTTGAGGATGGCATGGAGTTGAAGCGTTTGGGCTTCAATGCTCGCGAGGAGGAATTCAGCGAGGTCACGAAGCTTTCGCTGTCCACCGTCGCAAGCGTCTACCACGTCTCGCCGGTCATGGTCGGCATCCTTGATAACGCGAATTTTTCGAATACCAAGGAATTCCGCAAGATGCTGTATTCCGAGACGCTTGGTCCGACCATGCGCATGATCGAGGACAGGATAAACACTTTCCTCGCTCCGAAGGTCGGTGCGCCGGACGCGAATTACATCGAATTCGACATCCGCAGCAAGCTTTCCGGCGATTTCGAGGAGCAGGCCAGTGTGATGAGCACTTCGGTGGGAGCTCCGTGGATCACGCCGAACGAGGCGCGCGCCAGTCAGAATCTGCCGCGCGTCGATGGCGGTGACGAACTGGTTGTGCCGCTCAATGTCACCAAGGGCGGCCAGTCAAGCCCGCAGGATGGCGGTGACCCGTCGCGTCCAGCCGACGGTTCGGCCATTGAATCGGACGACGGCGAGAAAACAGCGGCAATCGTCAATGCTTGGCGCGACCGCTTGGAGAAGAGCGTCAGATCACGTTTCGGCGCCGGTATGGGCGTCGATGACATCAAATGGCTCAAATGGCAGAACGAACTGCAGGCCGACCTGACCATCAAGGCCGGTTTGGGGCAATTCGATGCCGGTGTGAGGGCATTGCAGGAGACGGAGGACATGCGAACGCATTTCAAGGAGGTGCATGATGCACTTTAAGGATTTCGATTGCCGATTCAAGGCCGACGGCGAGGACTCGGCGCTCAAGGACGGCGAATTCATCGCCTACCCTTCCACTTTCACCCGCGAACCCGACTGTTACGGTGACGTGGTGGCGAACGGCGCGTTCAGCAAGACGATCAAGGCATGGCAGGACAGCGGCAACACGCTGCCAGTGTTGTATGGGCATCGTATGGATGACCCCGATTACAACATCGGCGGCGTCGATTTGATGGGCGAGGACGATCATGGCTGGTGGATTAAAGGCCATTTCGACATGGACTCTCCGAAGGCCGCGCAGGTCTACCACCTGATCAAGGAAAAGCGTCTGAGTCAACTGTCCTTCGCGTTCGACGTGGTGGACGAGGGCGAGGTTGAGCTTGATGACGGCACCAAGGCGAATGAACTGCGCGAATTGAAGGTGTATGAGGCATCCTTCGTGCCGATCGGCGCGAATCAGGATACCGGCATCGTGGACGTGAAGGACGCGCTGAGCCGGTTGAAGACAGGACGCCCCATCTCGCAGAAGAATCTAGACATTCTCTCGCAGGTCGCCGATGACCTGACAGGTCAGGCGAAGAAGCTCAAGGATTTCGTGGCTGAGAACACCACTCAGTCCGACAACAATGATGACAATGACCAGAGTGACGATGCGAAGGCATCGGATGCCGGTGCAGCCAAGAACGAGGAGCCTGAAGGGGCCAAGTCCGAGGAGCCGGACGGTTTTTCCGAAGCGGAAGCGTTGCAACTCGCAATAAAGATTGCCCGCATCGGGCGGAAAGGGGAGTGACCGTAATGGCATCTCTCAAGGAAAAGCGAGCCGCGCTTGTCAAGCAGCTCGAAGAGAAGCAGGGTCTGCTGGCCGCTGGCAAGGCGGATGGCGACACCATCGCATTCGTGAAGAATGCACTGGCTGAGATCGAGGGCATCGACCGTCAGATGGACGGTATGAAGCAGACCGATGATCTGCTCACGCAGATCGGCCAGCTCAATGCCAAGTCTGGCGTGCAGCATGTCGGTGGCTCCGATGCCATCCATGCCAAGAGCGTCGGCGAATATTACGTCAAGTCCATGCAGATGGCGGGCTTTGACGTGAAGTCCGCCATCGCTCATGGCTACGAGGTCGAGTGCAAGGCGAACACCGACACCAATGTCGAGGGTGCGCCGTCTGCCGGTTACACGCCGTATCTGACCCAGACCGATACCGAGCCTGCTCGCCCGTATCAGCGTCCGCTGGTTGTGGCCGACCTGTTCTCTACCGGCGCCATCACCGGCACCGTCCTGCAGTATCCGGTTTTCGATGAGCTGGAAGGCAACGCCAAGATGGTCGAGGAGACCGGCGCCGCCCCGCAGGTCCATTGGAAGGACCCGACTTGGAAGCAGGACAAGATCGGCAAGGTGGCCAGCTTCTTCGGCATCAGCGAGGACATGATGGATGATCTGTCCTGGGTCATCGGCGAAATCAACGACGCCGCGCAGTATGACCTGAAGCTGCAGGAGGAGACGCAGCTGCTGTCCGGCGATGGTACTGAAAACAATCTGACCGGCCTGTTCAACCGTGGAATTCAGACGATGGATAAGGATGAACTGTCCGACGCCGACCGTCTGTCCAAGGCGGCCCTGCAGATCACCACCACCACCAACTTCCAAGCCGACGCCTACGTGATGAACCCGCTTGACTTCTGGAAGCTGACCATCGCCAAGGATGCGAACGGCAACTACCTCAACCTGACCGATGGGGCCAAGCTTTGGAACATCCCGACCGTGGCCACCGCCGCCATCACCGAAGGCACCGCGCTGGTCGGCGCCTTCAAGAGCGCCAAGGTGCTGCGCAAGGGCGGTCTGGTCGTGAAGATGACCGACTCCGACACCGACGATTTCCTGCATTTCAAGCAGAAGTGCCGCGTCTCCGAGCGTCTGGGCCTGCAGGTCAAGTATCCGAAGGCCTTCGTGAAGGTCACTCTCGGTAAGGCGGCCTGATCATGACGCAGAAGTACGTGCGCTTCGCCACTCCGAAAGAGGCGAACGTCGACAAGACACAGGATGTGGCGGAGCTTGTGGCGCTTGACGCCAAGGGCAAACCGGTCCCTATCGGCGGTGCCGCCTCTCTTCCGGTGGCGAAGAATGTGCCAAAGGCGGCTTCTGACGCGCCGACCAAGCAGGAATTCGATGCGCTTATCGATTCTCTGGTGGCCGCTGGCCTGATGGCAGCCAAGTAAGTGATTGGGGGTGCGGCATGACTGCCGTGATTGGTGATCTGATTCCAAGCGCCGATTCCTTCCAAGTCGATGCCGGTTTCAAGATGAGGGCCGCTCAGGCTGCGATTCGCAAGTATTGCGGCTGGCATGTCGCGCCTTCCGTCACCCGCACGATTCGCTTGGATGGTCATGGCGGTGACTCGCTGCTCTTGCCATCCAAGCATGTGACCGCGCTTTCGAGTCTGAAGCTTGATGGCGTGGAGCACGTGCAGGACGCGCGTTTCAGCGAGGCTGGGAGCCTCGTGCTGGTCAATGGCGCCACCTTCCCTGATCTGCCGGGGAGTGTGGGAGCGACCATCACTGATGGCTGGGATTTGGAGGATGTGCCGGAAGTGCAGATGATCCTGTTGGACATCGCGTCTCGTGTGATGCAGGTGCCCGGCACGGTATCTTCCCAATCCACGAATGGCTCAAGCGTCACCTACCGGTCGGGTTCCGATGGTGGCGTGCCTAACGTGGCGCTTTTCGATTCCGAGAAGCGCACGCTGCAGCCTTACCGTTTGTCGTGGGGGGTGAAGCCGTGACTTCCGCGTTGGATTATCTCGGCCATGGTTCGTCCTTCAGCATGCCGGGCGTGACCAAGTGGCGGCGACTGCGCGCGAGGAAGGTCAATGACCCGTATTCCGGCGAACAGTCCGGCGAGGACTGGTCCAATCCGGAAACTTTGGATTTCACTGGCGCTCTCGCCAGTTCCAGCAGCACGCGCACGCCCGACGGTCTGCGCGAGCAGACCACGAGCACGGCTTACCTCACGTCCCCAGATCCGACTCTCGACATCATGCCGGGTGACAGGATTCGAGCGTTGCCGGATGACGGGCGATGTTGGGAGGTCATCGGCTATCCGAGTCGTGACGTGAATGCTTTTGTGTCATGGCAGCCGACGATTGAGATTCCACTAGCTGAATACAGGGGGTGATGGTTTTGGGTGTGATGGTCAAATTCAACGACAAATATTTTGACGAATTGATGAATTCGGCTGGCGTCAAGGCCATGACCCGTCGTGCCGCCGAGAAGACGCTCGCATATGCGCAATCGCATGCTCCGGTGGACACGGGCGCGTATCGCGATGGCCTCCAGATCCAGGAGGTCAAGCACGCGCGTCGAACCACATGCATGGTGGTCGGCACTGATCCGAAGACCCTGCTCGTGGAATCGAAGACGGGCAATCTCCGCAAAGCGTTGAAGGCAGGCAAAACATGACGGCAGTCCTGCCACCAGACATTGAATTGTGGATCTGCTCTTTTCTACGTGCCAGGCTTAAGCCGTCTTTTCCAACGATCATCGTTTCGAATCGTGAGCCGGACGATTACGACGGCTCGCGGCCGCTCGTCGTGGTGCGTGATGATGGCGGATCGCAGTCGAATCGCGTGCTCTTCGACCGGAGCGTCGGCGTGACCGTGCGTTATGGGGCTCGTGCCGCTCCGAAACCATGCCGTGACTTGGCGGCCAGAATCTACGGCATGCTCACCGACCCCGATATTTGCTCGCTTGACGGTTCTCCGATCGCGGCAATCGAAGAGGACGGGTGCAATGGTCCGTATTTCGTGGCCGAGGACGCGAATATCGCCAGATGCTATCTGACTCTCGAATTCTCCGCTATTGGAAAATTCTAATAATTCAATAATTCTTAATTTTTAGGCGTTGAAACGTTTGTTTCAGCGCCTTTTTTGTTTGAAAGGACAAAATATGGCAGCTGATTCAGCAGGCAATGACCTTAGCGCCGCGAAGATCGTGGTGACAAGCGCCTTCCGTTTCGCACCTTATGATGCGACGCAGAAGCTGACCGCCGATCTCATCGCGCCGACCGTGGCCGACGTGAAGACCGGCTTGGACAAGATTTTCACCAAGGGTGGCTTCGTCGGCCTTATCACCGAGGATGGTGCCCCGCAGGACAGCCGTGACGCCGATGATGCGATCAAATTCCACCAGCCTGGATATTCGATTAATGGCAAGGCGTCGCTGACCGCGCAGTTCACCGTGGCCGAGGATAACGACATCACGCGCCAGATGACCATCGGCAAGCCGGACTCCAGTGGCGTCTATCACGTGACCGATGTGATTCAGGATGGCAAGTGGTTCTGTTATCAGGAGACGGTGTTCAAGAACGGCACGCACCGTCGCCGTCTGGGTGTCGTGAATCTGACCGGCAACGAGCAGGGGCAGGAGACCTCCGGCAAGAACACCGGTGACGCTTGGACCATCGAATGGATTCAGGATGACGTCTGCGATTCCGGCAACAGCAAGTATTTGGAGTCCTTCGTGACTCCGACTGTTTCGTCCGATTCTCATACCGTCGATCATCAGGCTGACGGTTCCGAGTCTCAGCCGGTCACCGACTGACATTGATTCTTCCCAGCGCGTGTTTCTTTCTTCCTTTCTTCGCATGTGCTGGGATTCTTCCTCTTCATCCAGTGGAGTAAAGGAATTTTTACAGTCGTTTGAAAGAAGGAAGAAATGACCAAGAACGTGATGCCCTCCGCCGCCGATTTCGACGCATGGACTCAGGAGGACGAGGAGAAGGCGCTTGAAGCGTCGTCCGAGCGGATGAAGGTGAAGCACCTCATCAAGGACGACTGCGTGTGGTTCCTCGCACCGCACGGCCACATTTACAAGCTGCCTCTGAATCTCAGCATCGATGATTTCGTGCGCCTGTCCGACCTGCAGTCCAACACGGAGCAGATTCAGACTTTGAAGGATATTCTCGCGGCTTTTGCTGGCGAGGATGCGGCCAAGGAGTTGGCGAAGGAGCCGGCAATGGTTCCATTCAACATCCTCAACGATTACGGCGAGGTTTTGGCGAAGATTCAGGGTGTGGAATTGGGAAAATCGTCGGCTTCTGCCAGCTCCTCCAAGGAGACGGTGGCAGTCGAATAAGAGCCGATTTCGCGGCTCGCGGGTGGAGTCTGCAGGCTGACTTGGGCGGCAGACTCCGCTTTGCGGACGCGATCGCCTTGTGGGAGAACCTTTCGGCCGACCCGAGCACATATACGGGCATGACTGCGGTGCATATGGTGCTGCCGATGGATGCGACGGCGATCATTACCGCGATTCAGGCTGGCGGCACGTCGATTCTTGGTGACCTCGCGCCCGAAAAAGCTGGGGAAAGGCACGTCGAAGTGACCGATGAGGAGCGTCGTGCGGCTTTGGCGTCGATGAGCAGCATCTTCGGCTTCAAAAAGACAAGCGAATAAGTGAATAGAGGAGGCTGTCATGGCTGGCGGTAGCGAGCTGGGTTCCGCGCATGTGAGCATTTTCCCGCAGATGAAGGGCTTCCGCCAGAACGTGGCCAAGGAGACCGGTAAGGCCGTCGGCGACATGAAGACGGCCTTTGGCAAGGGCTTCAATGGAGCGCAGCAGGGCAAGAAGGTCGGCAGCGCTTTCAAGTCCGGTTTCAATAGTGGCGCCGCCGAATTGAATTCCGAAGCTTTGAAGTCCTTCAAAAAGGACGTGGCCCAAGCATCGCAGAAGAACACTGACGCCTTGCTGAAATTCAAGGCCGCGTCCGTGCAGGTGCAGGCCGCACAGGAGAAACTGAACGCCGCCACACAGAAATATGGGGCTGATTCGACTCAGGCTCAGGCTGCGGCCATCAAACTGGAGCAGGCGCAGATCAAGCAAAAAGCGGCCGCCGACAATCTCAAGGCGGCGTCCGACAACCTCAAGACGGCGCAAGGACGGCTCAAGGATCTTGAGACGCAATTGGCGTCCGAAGCGGACAAGTCGAAGAACGCGTTCAGCCGTATGGCTTCCGGCTTCACGTCAACCGCCCAGCAGATTGTCGGCAAGATTCCGGGCGTGAACGCGGCGGTGCAGAAGATCAGTTCGACGGCTGGCGAGGCCACGTCCAACATCAAAAGCAAGTTTTCAGCTGCTTGGAATGCTTTGCCGGAGGGTGCGCGTAATGCGGCCGCGAAGGCCGGTAATGCGTTGCATGCGGGTTTGAGCAAGGCTTCCGGGTTCGCTTCGAAGGCGGTGTCCGGCATCGGCAAGGCGGCTAAGGGCATGGCCACCGTCGTGTCCGGCGCCGCTGCCGCCGCTGGCGGATATCTGGTGAATTTCGGCAAGCAGGCCGTGGATGCGGCCCTCAAGGCCGGTGAGGTGACCGCGAAATTCCAGCAGGTCGCCAAGAACAACAATTGGACGGATGAGGAGCAGAAGTCGCTGCTCAGCCTGAATAAGACGCTTGGACAGACCGGCGTCATATCCGGTGGCACCTTGAAGGCCGCTCAGGCACAGCTCGGCACTTTCGCGCTGACGGCGGATCAGGTCAAGACTTTGACGCCCGCTTTGGCGGACATGATAGCCAATAACAAGGGTTATAACGCGACTGCGCAGGATGGCGTGCAGATAGCGAATCTGCTTGGCAAGGTCATGACAGGCTCGGCTACCGCGCTGAGCAAATATGGCGTGACCATGACGGACGCGCAGAAGAAGGTCCTTCAGGAGGGTAGCGCGTCCGAGAAGGCCGCGATGGCCGCGAAGGTCCTGGAAGCGAATTTCGGCGGCATCAACAAGGCCCTGGCGGACACGCCGCAGGGCAAGATGACCATCCTCCAGCATGAGATCGCTGGATTGAAGACTTCGGTCGGCAATGATCTGATCGCGGCTTTCGGTGGTGTCGGCGGCGCGGTCATCAAGATGGTGCAGGCCGTCGAACCGCTCATCACCGCGCTGTTTGACAAGATTGCTCAGCTGGCGCAGAAGATCGGTCCGCCGCTTGAAAAAGTGTTCGGCGCTGTCGCTGACAAGATCAGCAAAATCAATTTCAGCGGCTTCACGGGCCAATTGTCTGGATTGTCCGGCCCTATCGCAGCCGTGACTGGTCTGCTTGGCGCGGCTGGTCTTGGCGGCGCTTTGAGCGGATTGAGTGGCGTGCCGGTGATTGGCGGATTGCTGTCGAAGTTCGGCGGCGTCCTGAGTGGTCTTGGTGGTCCTGTCACTTTGGTGATTGGCGCTCTGGCCGGCCTTATCGCCACGAGCCCGCAATTGCGCAGCGAATTCGGCACGATGCTGCAGAACGTTTTCGTCAGCTTGCAGCAGGCATTCCAAATGCTTCAGCCGTCGATTCAGACGCTCATGACGGCTTTGAGTCAATTGGCGGCAGCTGTCATGCCTGTCATCACCAATCTCGTCGGCCAGATAATTCCATTGCTGACGCCAATCATTTCCACGCTTGTTGGTGCTTTGGTACCGGCCATTCAGGGCATTCTGACCGTGGTGACCACCGTCATTCAGGCGATAACTCCGGCCATCCAAGGTGTGCAGCCGGTTGTCGCGGCAGTGGTCGCGGCCATCACGGCTGTGATTCAGGCGCTCATGCCGGTCATCTCGCAGATTAGCAGTCTCATCACTGACGTGGTGACTGCCATCACGCCGGTGATTCAGGGCCTTGAGCCTTTGGTCACGACTGTGGTGCAGGCGATTACCAGCGTGATTCAGGCGCTGGTGCCGGTGATTCAAGCTCTCGCACCATTGGTGTCCACCATCATTTCCGCGATCGTCGGCTTCATCAGCTCGACACTGCTGCCGACCATTCAAGCGATGCTGCCATTCATCCAAGGCATCATCAATGGCATCACGATGGTGGTCAAGGGCATCGTCAATGTCATCCAAGGCGTCATCAATCTGGTGACCGGCCTGATTCATGGCAATTGGAGTCAGGCGTGGAATGGCTTTAGTCAAATTGTGTATGGTGTTGTGCAAAGCGTGCTCGGCTTTTTGGGTGGCATTGGCAGTGCGATTATCGGCATCTTCGCTGGTGCTGGCACGTGGCTGTGGAATGCCGGCGCGTCGATCATCAATGGTCTGCTCAATGGTCTGAGGGCGGCTTTCGGCAAAGTTAAGAGCTTTGTGAGTGGCATCGGCGATTGGATCGTCAAACATAAAGGCCCTTTGAGCTACGACAAGGTGATGCTCAAGCCTGCTGGTCTGGCCATCATGCAGGGCTTTGACAAGAGCCTCAAGGCTGGCTGGAAGGACGTGCAGAAGACCGTCAATGGCATGAACGCGCAGATCAATGGCGGTTTCGAGGTGGATGCGTCGAAGTCCGGCAGGGCGAATGTCAGCAATGGCGGTGCCGGTGCCACGTATGTCACGCAGACGTTCAATTATCCGGCGATCGCGCCCACGTCGATTTCGACGCAGCAGAAATTGCAGACGGCGGCAATGCCGCAATGGTGACACAAGTGAAAAAAAGGGTGGTAGTCGATGATTCTCACGGATTATCTCATCGAAGGTCAGAATCTGACCGGGGACAATGCGAGCCTGATAGTCGGCACCACCCATTTCACGAGCATCAGCCCGCGCATTAATTCCGTGACCGTGAATGGTCGGAATGGTGTGATGCTTCCTGCTGGTCCGGTGGCTTTCGATGCGCCAGAAATCACGCTGAAATTCATCACCAATGGCCCTGACTCCGACGTGCTGATGCATCGCTTCTATAGGCTCTGCCGTTTGGCTTCCAAGCTGACGCGCGTGGAGCGTGACACGGTGTCCGGTTGGACTCGGCGCATGACTGCAAGCGCAGTGTGCACGTCCTGTCAGCCGGACGGTGACGAGATTCCGTGGGATGACCACCGCGCGGCCACTGCAGTATTTCAACTGCCGGATGTTTTTTGGCAGGGGGAGCAGTGGCAGGAGCGCACCTTGGACGCGACTGGCGGGCGCCTCATGGCCGGTAGTGTCGCCAAGCCCAGCGACAAGGGGTATTGGACGCGTTGGGCTGGATTGCCGAACGCCTCGCCCTCGCAGCTTTTCGACACCATCCCCGAGGGCTGGCTTTCCAATGCGCCAATCGGCACGCTGGTATTGCGCTTCGGTGCCGCAACCGCCGTCACGATCAGTGACCCGATAAGTGGCACGAATCTAATGTGGGGCGGCAAACGCGACGCCTCACGACCTTACCTTTTCGTCGATGCAACCAATCGCAAGGCGTGGACGGCGGCCAACGCCGACGCATGGTCCGGTGGTACGGATGCGTCGAATGGCATCGACTGGACCACGGAGCCACTGCAAGTGTGGCCCGCGATCGATTCTGGCGATTATCGCCTCGCAATCAAACAGACCGGCAGCGCCGACAAGGTGACCTGCCGGTTTTTGCAATCCTGGGAGTAGTTAATCATGGGCAAGTCTTTGCATGCTCGTCTGGTGGCCTATCGGCCTTTCGGTGACCGACTTGGTGTGCTGGCGGAGCCGGTGAGCTTCAGCGCCTCGATGCTCCACAATGATGACGGCGCGCTTTCCCTCGAATACTCGCTGCTGTCCGGTGACGCTCAGGCTTTCGACCGAGAGCTGACGGACGGCCTCGAAGTGGCAGTGGAGGTGTCGGACGGCAGCGGCTATCGTGAGCCGGACAATGCGCGATTCGTCATCACGGGCCGCTCCGGCAAGACGGATGACCGCACCAAGACCATCACTTATTCCGGTCAGTCTATAAGCTGGCTCCTGTCCAAGGCCGAAAACAACGATTCGTCGCACCTCATCACTGACGGGGACAACAAGGGCAAGCGCCCCTTCTACAGCTCCAATCCGGGCACGATTCTCAAGACCCTGCTTGACGAAAACCGGGCGCGTGGTGGCGTGGCCACTGGTCTGACCTTGGGCTTCGGCACCGCCAAGGACGCAGGCGGCGCGGCATGGGCGAAAAAGTACACGCTCTATTATTCTCTTGGCACGGATCTGCAGACCATCCTGAGTGCTCTCGTCAATGGTGGCGGCTGCGACTGGCGCACGTCCGGCAGGACGCTCAAGCTGTGGAATGCCGACAGCACCGCCTTGAGCCGCGACCTGAGCAAGAGTATTGTGCTGCAGCTTGCGCGTGACATCAGCGAAGCACCCTTCGAGGAGTCCATCGCTGACCTCGCGTCCACCATCCTCGTCGAGGGAGACAATAACCTGCTCTTCCGCATGGATAATCCGGCCGCGCCGACTCCGTGGGGCAAGTGGGAAAGCTACAGCAGCCAGGGCGGCGTGTCAGATAAGGACACCGCCCAGGCATTCATGCAGAGCACTTTGGATGACGCGGCGCGAGTGCGTGGCCAGTACACGCGCGATCTGGTGACCGCGAATGTGGATAATCTGCCGCTCATTGACTATCACGCCGGTGACTGGATTACCGCCCCTACCGTGGCTCACGGCGAGAAGGTGCGCGTGCAGGAAATCGACCTGAGCATGCGCCAGAACGAGGGCCTATCCTGCTCAATCGCTCTGAATGATATTAAGTATGACGCTTCGGTGCGTCAGGCGAAGAAAATCAAGGGCATCACCGGTGGCGCGGCATTGGCCGGCAGTGAGAGCGGAACCACTGTCTCCACTGACCATGATCATCGCGTGCCGAAGGCGCCGCAGGGTCTGGTCGTGCGGACCGACGCCTACATTGGCTCGGACGGTTTCGCACACGGCTTGGCCACCGCCATGTGGTCTGCTGTGACCGAAGCCACGAATAACACGGCCATCGAAATCAGCAATTACGCCATCGAGTGGCGCAAGCATGTGGATGGTGCGCCGTGGCATTCGGCGGGCACGACGGATAAGACGCAGCTCGGCTTCGGCGGTCTTGACTGTGGCACACAAATTGAGGTGCGCGTCAGGGCTGTGCCGACGTATTCGGACAAGCTTGGCGAATGGTCGAGCATCGTCGTGGCCACCGTCGAATCCGATACGACGCCGTGCTCAGTGCCCTCCAAGCCGACAGTCTCATCCAAGCTAGGCGTGGTGACCGTCCACTGGGACGGCAAGACATCCACTGGCGCGTCGATGGAATCGGATTTCGACCATATCGAGGTGTGCGAGGGCGTCAATGCCGCTGGAATGCAGGTCATCAGCGCCAATCAGTCGGGGCAGGGCGCTTACGTCGTCACCGGCCTGACGGCTGGCTCACAGCGCTCTTATGCCTTGCGCTCCGTGGATCATGCGGGCAATAAGTCTGACTGGTCTGCGATTGCCACTGTGACCGTGGCTTCCGCCGTCTCGCCGGATGAGGTCAAGCAGATTCAAAAGGATTTGGCCGACAATCAGACGGCGTTGAAGGATAATTCTGCGAAGCTGACGCAGGCGCAGAAGGACATTGCGGCGAATCAGCAGGCGCAGGCTGCCACGTCGAAGGAGCTTGAGTCAGCGAAGGCTGACATCAAGGCGAACCAGTCGGCCATCGGCACGGCCAACGCCACGCTGAAGGACAATACCTCCAAGATTGCGCAGGCTCAAAAGGACATTCAAGCCAACAAGTCGAATCTTGACGCGGCGTCCAAGACGCTGGCACAGGCCAAGACCGATTTGACGCAGGCGCAGAAGGATATCGCCCAAACCAAGTCCGATCTGACCACGGCGAATGGTGAGATCAGCAAGGCCAAGAAGTCGGCGGCTCAAGCATATGCCGAAGCCCACTCGAAGAATCACACTTTCCGTGGGCCTGACATGCCGAAGGACAATCTCATCGTCGGCGACCTGTGGCTCAAGACCCAGAAGTATTGGACTCGCTGGCGGGGCGAGAAGAACAACAGCCCGAGCCTCTTGGCTGATTTTTACACCTACTGGCTCGGGACACCCAACGCCAGCCCATCCGTGCTCGTGCCGCTCTCCGACCGCGTTATCGACACGCTTGTCTGGGATGGTGCCGCGTGGAACCACATGGGCTATGCCGACGTGGAGCGCAATGCCGACGAAATCGCTCAGGCGAAGTCCGACATCGCCGATAACGCCGCGAAGACCACCGACGCGAAGAAGACTGCTGAGAACGCCGCTGCCGCCGCGAAAAACGCGCAGGGCACGGCTGACACGGCCACTGGTGCGGCGAAGACCGCGCAGGATACCGCCAATGCCGCCCAGACTGCCGCGAAGAGCGCGACGACAACGGCAGGTCAGGCGAAGAGCGCCGCCGACGCGGCGCAGACCGCCGCCGAGAGCGCGAAGAAGACCGCTGGCAATGCGGAGACGCTGGCCAACACGGCCAACGAATCCGCGAAAGCCGCCAAGTCCGACGCTTCCACCGCCAAGACGGATGCGGCCAATGCCAAGACCACCGCTGCCAATGCGTCGAGCGTGGCGACTCAGGCCAAGGCCACCGCCGATAGTGCGGCACAGTCCGCCACCGACGCGGCCACCGCCGCGAGGAAGGCGAATACCGCTGCCGCTGCCGCCGCTGGCGTGGCGAACGGCAAGGCCGACGTGCTTATCCAGGGCACGGCACCGGCCACGTCGATGCGCAAGGCTTCGACCTTGTGGATTGACACCACGAACGGTGCGAACACGCCGAAGCGCTGGAATGGCAGTGCTTGGGTGGCTGTGACCGACAAGGCCGCTACCGACGCCGCGAATGCGGCTGTCAAGGCGAATGATGCGGCCAAGACCGCTCAAGCCACCGCCGACAAGGCTTCGACCGCTGCCGCCAACGCGGCTTCTCAGGCTAATCAGGCTCAGGCCGCAGCCAAGAAGGCGCAGACAACCGCCGACGGCAAGAACCTCATCTACCGTGGCCCCGACGAACCGAATCATGACGGTCTGAAGCCGGGCGACATGTGGTGGCGCACGCAAAAGTATTGGACGAGGTGGAAAGGCGAGAAGAACAATTCGCCGTCCATGCTGGCCGACTTCTACACCTACTGGCAGGGAACGCCGAACGCTTCACCAAGCGTCTTGGTGCCGCTCGCTGATCGCGTGGTGGAAGTCCTGACATGGGACGGTACGAGATTCGAGCCATTCGACCTCGTGGCGAACAACATCCTCGCTGCTGGCACGGTGGCCGCGAAGCATCTCGCCGTGGATTCCGTGACTGCCGAAAAGGTCAAGGCCAATGCCATCACGGTGGACAAGCTGGCTGCGAATTCGGTCACGACTGAAAAGCTGGTGGCTGACGCGGTGACCGCCGCGAAACTCGCCGCCAACTCGGTGCAGGCGCGAAATATCGTCGCATTGGCCATCACAGCCGACAAGCTCGCCGCCAATTCGGTGACCACGAGCAAGCTCAAGGTCACGGAAGACATGACCGTGGCCCTGCTCAACGTCCATAAGATTCAGGCTGGCGACATTGCGGCGAATGCCGTTACCACGGGCAAGCTCGCCGCTGGTGCGGTCAATGCGGATAAGCTGGCTGCAAATTCGGTGACTGCTGGTAAGGTGCAGGCCGGTGCCATCGGAACGGACAAGCTCGCCGCAAACGCAGTGACCACCGCGAAGCTCAAGGTCACGGAGGATATGACCGTGGCGCTCCTGAACGTGCACAAAATTCAGGCTGGCGACATCGTATCCGGCGCGGTCACGACAGATAAGCTCGCCGCGAACGCGGTTAACGCGGACAAGCTCGCGGCGAACTCGGTGAACGCTTCGAAGATAGTGTCCGGAGCGATCACCGCCGACAAGCTGGCGGCAAACAGCGTGACGGCTGTCAAGATCGCGGCTGGCACCATCACGTCCGACAAGGTGGCGGCAGGCCAGTTCCGAGGCTACGTGTTCACCGGCGCCGTCTTCCAGAGCTCCGAGGCCGAGAACACCGGCATGAAGCTCAATAGCACGGCCTTGCAAATGTGGGACAGCAACCACAATCGCACCGTCTACCTGGACGGCGAGGGGAAGAGCAATGTGCTGACCGGCACGTTCCAAACCCGCACGAGCGGGCACAGGGTGCGTATCAGCCCGGATTATCAGACCTACATCATCGGCGGATCTGAGACTTTCACCGGTGATGGCATCGAATTTCCGGCTTACAACGGGTCCACCGCCTACTTTTCGCATCCGGCCATTGCTTCTGCCATCCAGTCGAATCAGGTCGGCTCGATGGGCGAACTGGACTTGTGGAGCGGACACGTGAGCAGGAACGATCCCGCCGCGTTCATGTCTCTCAGATCGAAGCCGCGCAAGAAAGGCGGTACCGGCAGCGGCGGCGTCACATCCAGAGTGCATGCCGTGGCGAACACGGATTACGACGAGCCGGACGAGAGCAAGAAAAGCAGCGCTTACCTCACTCTGTCCGGCGATAGCGCGAACGGTTCGGAGTGCTGGCTCGGAGCGCAAGACGCGAACGGCGAGGTCGGAGTCGGCGCGAACATCGGCACCGGATACCTGCATCTCGGCGGCTATCTCGGCGGCATCACGAACCGTTTCACGTTCCAGGGCCAGGCTGCGTGGAAGGCGTGGTATCCGAATCCCGGCTCGAAGATTGCGACCGGCGCTTCCATGCAAGTCGATTGCACGTTCAGCCCGACGAAATACGGCCACTATTACGTCGTCGCGAACGCGGATTCGCAATGGGCGGGCATCATCGCGCATCCATGCAATACGGGCGGCCAGAGCGGCTTCCAAATGAAGCTTTACAACGCCGACCAGCCTTGCCCGGTGGATATTTACGCGGAATTCCTGGCTTATTTGGTCAAATGATTGGAGGAAATCTTGTCATCGACTTTCGAAATGGATGATAACGGATTGTGCATCATCCGCTGCGATCCGCCGGTGAACGGGTCGGACAGTTTCGTCTTCACTCCTGATGTGGTCGCATCGTGGAAGGCGCTGCTCGGATTGGCTTCGACCCGTGAAGCGATAGCCGCGATCATGCAGGGCAGGGAGGACACGAGCCGGTATGACCCGAAGACCGGCAGGGGCGTGTGGACCGGAGCGTTCGAAGCGTTGGAGGCGGCTTTGGCGGATTCCGCGACCGGCGTGAGCATGATGTCCGACGATGGGGAAGTGTTGAATGACCCGCTGACCGCCGCACGCAACAGGACGCGTGAGGGCATGAATCTGCCGGTCATGTCGAATGAGACGGACGCGAATCTCATTGCCACACTGTCCGCTGATGACTCCGATGAGGAGCCGTCGAGTGGCATTGACGTGACCGTGACCAAGGACATTGAGGGATTGGACGATTTCCTCAATGACGAGTCCAGTCAATCAAATCTGGACGAGTGCGAGGAGAGATTTTACCAATCCCTCATGCCACGACCTCAAAACAACCAACAATAAGGAGATTGATTATGGCCGATGTGACCACTGAGACCACTACCGATACCGTGCCTACCGTGACGCCCGCCGAGCCGTCTGGCGTGCTTGATTTGCGTCCGCCGAAGGAGTCGGTGCGAGCGGAATTGTGCCGATTGGGATTGGAGTTTTCCAGCGCTGACGGCACCGCCGAATCGTGGCGCGACTATCAGCGAGGCGTGCTTGCGACGTTCGATGATTCCGGCACGACCGTCACTTTGACGGACGTGAAGACGAATCTCGGCCGCACCCTCACCTTGGACGAATTGAAGGCGGTTACTCGTATCGATACGATGACCGCCGCCGACTAACCCCGCTTTTCACCATTTTTTTCAACCCCTGCAATCCACACGGATTGTGGGGGTTTCGCATTAAAAGGAGACTTATTTTGACTCAGATTCCAGCCGACGCGAACGAGGTCATCGACCAGCTTTCCGCGCAAATCGGCACTCTCAACAAGCAAATCGCAATCCTGACCAGTCAGCTGTCGGCGGCCATGAAACTCATCCCGAAGGATGTGCTCGAAAGCGTGAAGGGAGACGAGAATGCAGAGGATTAACCTGTGGCCGAACCCAAAGTTCGACCCCACCGGCTTCCATGTCGTCAAAAAGGGCGGCGACATATCGAAGTACATGACCGGTGGCACGCTGGCCAACACCAGAGGCGAATACATCGACCTGCCTTTCGCGTGCGAGGTCGGCGTGGAATACGTGTGCACGTTCAGGATCGTCAGCAACGATACGACGAATAAAAGTATCGGCATCTTTTTCGGCAGCACGAGCGAATACCCAAGTGCCCAGACGGTCGGGAAATATACGATCCGCTTCACCCCGACCGCCAATGACACGCGCCTGGCCATCCCCTCCGGTATGGCCATCAGCGAATTGAGCGTGGAAGCCGCCGACACGTATGACGCGGCGCTCGGGGGGGGGCTTCCGGGCTTCTTCACCGGCGACACCATGCCACGCGACTGACGCCGCGCACCGGGACGGTGGTGCCCGATGATGGTCACGAACCTATGCGCGAAACCATCCTCGACCATCACCTTAGAAGCAGGCAGGTGGACGAATATCACGACCGTCCCGAGCAAGATCGGGATGAAATATTGGATCAATGTCTATGTGAACGTCACCGGCGGCACGATCTCGATAATCGGAGTGGATGGCGACATCAGCGCAAGCCAACGTATCGGATACACGATGATCTCCAACAATCCCAATCCTGTGTCAATGAGTTATTCCGTCAAGTCAGGCAATCCGACCGTTACAGTGACAGATATGCTCCTCTGCACGTTTGCCGATTATCAGGCGAACAAGACCCTGCTCGACAGCATCGGATATTTCACCGGGGACACGATGCCGCTCGCCTAACCCTCATGGGGGTGATGGCATGAGAATCATCACGAACTATGCGTCCAGCCCATTGACGGTTTGCACGGGCAACGGCCGCGTGGAATTCAGAGGCTGGAACGTCGCCAGTGGCGCGCCAACCAAGCATGTCGTCAGCGCATACTGCCAACTTGTGTCTGGCACAGGCACGATCAGATTCGGATGGGACAGTGATCACGTGCTTGATAAGACGGGACGTCTGACAGCTTATCCGAGACAAAATATTTTCCCTCAAATCACGGTCATCACCACCGGTGATGCCGTCTGGAAAGTCAGCCACGTTATTGTCACCTCACAAGCGGAATACAGTCAGCTGACATCAAAATACGGGCTTGTTTATTTCGATGGCGGCACTATGCCAAAAGACTAACCAATTTTAAGGAGATGTGATGTGTTTCAAACGTTTCTAGCAGGGTTTGGTGGTGTGGGCGGCGCGTGCGCGGTAATCACACTATGTCTCAAAATCTGGCCGGGGGCGCTCGAATCATTGGCTACTGGTCTTTATGCCCACGTCAATCCTGAGCGCTTGCCGTATAACAGTGTGCTTTCCCAGCATTTCGCCAAAACCCGCCAATTAGGCGAGCGGACGGAACGCTTTGACGAGCGCATGGACGAACTCTGCCGCGACACCATAAAAAACACGCTGATTTCCCTGATCTACGGCGACCAAAGCCACGACCACAGTGAGGCCGTCCGATACGAGCTGGCTAAGCTCGAAAAACTCGACGCGCAATGCTGGATAGTCAACGCCGCCGAAAAATACTTGGAGGAACGGCAATGACACACCTCGCCATCGCGGGAGGAGCCTGCCTGATTCTCCTCGCGCTCATTCTCATTTTTAATCACGGCGCTCACATGCGCTGACACCGATTTTCAGGGCCATCACTTCAGTGGTGGCCTTTTCGTTTGCCTTGAAAGAGGCGGAAAGGAGGCGGTCGTGATCGATGTGACCATGACGCCGGAAATGACACCGCAGGGCGACAGTCTGCCGCCCGAGAGCATTCCGATCGTGTCCGAGGAGGATGCGGCCAAGGCCGTGGAAGGATTGGAGGACTAGACATGGCAAGCGTCAGCACTTTGATCAACCGCATGCGCTACTGGTGCGCCGTGGCAAACTTGGGCTATTCGCAGGCGGACCGTTGGAACTTCAATCCCTCGGGGGGTAATTGCGATTGCTCCAGTCTGGTGATCCACTGTCTCAAGGAGGCTGGTTTCGATACCGGCTCGGCTACCTACACCGGCAACTTGTCCGACAATCTGACCAAGCGTGGCTGGACTCGTCTGCCCGCGGACGGCAATCCGCAGGCTGGTGACATCCTGCTTAATGATGTGCATCACGTGGCCGTGTATCTGGGCGGTGGCAGGCTCGCGCAGGCAAGCATCTCGGAGCGCGGCACCGCATACGGCAGGGCGGGCGACCAGACGGGCCGCGAAACCAACATCCGCGCCTATTACAACTATCCATGGAACGCTTACCTACGTTATATGGGCGCCCAGTCTTCCGCTCAGGCTGCCGTTTCCGGTGCTATCGCGGTGGATGGCAATGTGGGTCCGGCCACTGTGCGCCGTTGGCAGCAGGTGATGGGCACTGCGGTGGATGGCATCATCAGCGGCCAGCAGGTGCCGGACGGCAGGACCTACGCGCGTCCGGCCATCGATTCGAGCGTGGTCCGCTACGGGTCTGGCGGCAGTGATCTGATCCGTGCCGTGCAGCGTCGCCTGGGCTGCGGAGTGGACGGACTGCTCGGTCCGGCCACCATCAAGGCCATCCAGCGTCATTACGGTCTGGCGCAGGATGCGAGCTTCGGCCCTGCGACCGCACGCGCCTTGCAGACGGCACTCAATCAAAACCGATTCTAAGGAGGTTTAATATGGCTCAACATGCAGCGCCCACGACTTTGGAGACCACAGTCAACAATCTGACCAACGAGCGCGAGGACGGTCAGGACAACCAGCAGCCGGACGCCTACACGCCAGTCTTTTCCAAGGGCGTGCGCACCGTGGTCTACGTCGCCGGTCTCATCGCCTCGTGCGTCGGCCTCGGCTTCATGACCTTCGGTGACGCGGCCGTCGGAGGCTACATCAGCACCGTGGCTGGCTTCATCGCTTCCGGCTTGGGCGTGGCCTACAATCCACTCCGCCGAAATTAATTTTCGGGCGTGAGACTCAAACTCGCGCCGGAAACTCAAACTCGGGTGTGGAAAAATTTGCGGCACTGTAGTGTTCGTGGAATTTTTTACACCCGTTTTTTAACATGCGCCCCTCTCTCAGCATTGCTGGGGGAGGGGCTTTTCTTGTTATTCGGTCTTGTTCTTGCGTGGGCGTCCTCCGCCGACGCCGCGACCGGGACGACTGGCGTTCCATCGGTCGATGGTGTCGGGGAGCCATCCGCGAGTGCGGCCGATCGTGGCGTCCGGCTCGGGGAGCTTGTAGGCGCTGACTGCGGCCGTGCTGATGCCGAGCCGTTTGGCCACGTCGGTGACGCCCAGGTATTCGGTGGTCATTCGCCGTCCTCCCATTTCGTGGAGGCGAGGGCGAGGATTCCGGCGAAGCATCCGAGCGTGCCTGCCGGGAGGGCCTTGCCGCCGACGCCGAGCAGCAGGCTCACGATTCCTGCCGCGAACGCGATTTTGATGAGTTTGTCCTTCATGATGTTCATGGGTTAATCTGGTGGGGCCGAGTCCCGGATAGGTAGAGAATCCGGGACTCGGTTTTCAGCGCCGTCCGTGGCGGCTTGGCCGGTGGATGAATATCAGGATGACGGTTGATATTCCGACCAGCGCGGAGCCGATGTCGCCGAGTATCGCGGCGATGTCCTTGACGGTCTGCCAGATGTTTTCCATGTTCACCTCCTTTCCTTGACATAAAATATATTAGCACAGTAAATAAAGTATTGCAAGCCGAAACACAAAAAACAGAGAAAAAATCAACGGATTGATAGACTTGATGCCACGCAAACGAAGGGGCGAGCATGGCCTACACAATCCGCCAATACACAACAAAATCCGGCAAACGCTACGAGGTGCGCTACCGCAAGCCCGACGGGTCGTCCACCGGAAGGCGTGGCTTCAAGCGCAAGATGGACGCCGATGCGTGGGGAGCGGCCAATGTGACCACCGCGAAAAGCGTCGGAGCCTACATCGACCCACAGGCCGGGCGCAGGCTCGTGGAGGACTTCTGGGAGCCGTGGCTGGCCGCCAAGAAGACCAAGGCGAAGCCAAGCTACATCAAGTCGTTGGAAGACGCTTGGCGCGTGCATGTGGAGCCGCAGTGGGGCATGAGGGAGATGCAGTCAATCACGCGCGACGAAGTGCAGCGGTGGGTCACCGATCTGGCCGGACGACGCAGTGCGTCGGTGACGATTCGCGCCGAGAATCTGCTTCGCAGTCTCATGGAGAGGGCAAAGGCCGATCGGTGCATCCACGACAATCCATGCGACGGCATCGAGCTGCCGCGCAAGCAGGTGCGGAAGCATGTCTATCTCTCGGCTGACGAATTGTCGCGTGTGGCGATGCAGTGCGGTTGGCGTGAGCCGATCGTGCTGACCTTGGGCCTGTGCGGAATGAGGTGGGGTGAGCTTGTGGCGCTCCGTGTCGAGGATGTCGATCTGCAACGCTGTCGGCTGCATATATATAGGAGCATCACGCGTCTTTCCAGCAGGCTGGTGGAGACCGACCCGAAAACTCATGATGGACGTTCGGTGATGTTCCCACTGGTGTTGCGTCCACTGCTCGCCAGGCAATGCGAGGGGCGCAGGTCGTCCGATTTCCTTTTCACTGCTCCCGGCGAGCCTTTGGACGAGCCGATGGGAAACGGCTGGAATCCGACGCGAAGCGATGGGTGGTTCGCGGTGGCTCTTCGTCGCGCGGGCGTGGACCGTGGCCACATGACGATTCACGATCTACGCCATACGGCCGCTAGTCTCATGGTGCAGTCCGGCGCTAACGTCAAGACCGTGCAAAGGCAGTTGGGGCACAAGTCGGCCGCCATGACATTGGATGTTTACGCCGATCTCTTCGACGATGATCTGGACGATTTGTCGGAGAGGATGGGCGGTTTGCTTTTTTCGCAGAATGTGGGCAAAATGTGGGCAAAAGCGACGCAAGGTGTCGATGGAACCGTTGAAACGGTTGGTGTCTGAGGCTTTTCGCCGGTGGGTTCGAGTCCCGCTGGAGGCACTTTTTCAAACCGCCAGAAATGGCGGTTTTCCTTTTATTTCCAACGGTTTTCCGGCTTTTCTATTTCACTTCAAATCACTTCAAATCACGTCATTTCTCCGAAAAACGTGGGCAAAATGTGGGCACGGAATCAGAGGCGTAGGCGTTGGCGCACGTAGGCTTCAACCTCGGCGTTTTCGTCCGGCGTGCCGATAGTCAGCAGCCAGATGGCGTTATTGCGCTTCTGCGGGCTACCTTTGCGCAGGCATTTGATAAGTCCGGCTGCTTCGAGTTTCTTGGCGGTGAGGCTCAACCGCTGCATGGCCTTGAGCTCCTTCTTCGGGGCACGTGGCTCGTCGCCGATGACCTCGATCTCATCCAAGGCATCGGGGAGCGTCATGCCGAGGTCGCGGGCCATCGCCAGCCATCCGTGCTTGTAGGTGCGGGGGAGCGCCCCGTTCTTTGCCGCTGCGGCGTCCAGCGGCCAGTCATAGGTGCTGGACGCCATCTTGTAGAGCAAGGTGAATTGCATCGGGTCGAAGCTCTGCGATTCGCTGCGCTTGGTGGTGATTCGTCCTTGCGCCGCCAGTTCCTCGACCATCTTGGTGTTCCGGTAGCCCATCGGTTCCATCTCTTCCCCTCCATGCCTTGCCTTAGAATGGTGCATGGAGAATCATGCTAGGTTTTCCGTTTGCCCTCGGAGCTCCAGACCAGCTTCGGGGGCTTTTCCTTTTGCCGATATGAACTATAACACACACTATAGATTAAAAACAAGCGTCTGTTAGATTTGGTTAAATCTAACACCGCGTTTTAATGTATAAACAAACAATACATATACAATCTCTAACATTCTTTTTCAATAGGCGCAGTGTGCCGAAGAAAGAAAGAATCGGCACGTCCAATCCCCATCTGCGGTAGCTTGAAGCAAGGAGAAAGAAGGGGAAGCAATGAAGAAACTGATTTACCTCGCCATGTCGGTGTTCTGCGCCGTGGAGACGATTTATGGAATCTATCTCACAATCACAGGCCATAATGCTTTGTTGGCCAGCATTTTGACAGACCTGCTCTTCGCCTTCCTCGCATGGTTCTTCATGCATCTCTTCCTCAAGCCGGAGCCACGCCATAAGCATCAAGCGACGAATGCGCCTGAATCATCGCCGGAAGCCAGCTCAGACGCTCCGACAGTGGAAACGGCACCAATCACTCATGTCGATACGAATGATGGCGTGGAGGATGATTACGTGGCCATCGACATCGAGACCACGGGATTAGGCAGAAACGCTCGAATCATCGAGCTGGGAGCCGTGAGAATCAGGCGCGGACGCAAGGTAGCGTCATACAGCCAGCTCGTCAACCCGCAGATTCCGATACCAGCCAAGGTCACGCAGATCACCGGCATCACCGATCGGGACGTGCGGCACCAGCCCACCATCGACAAGGCATTGCCCAGATTCTACGCTTTCTGTGGGCGTGACACTTGGATAGGCCACAATATCCGGCGCTTCGACATTCCAGTGATCGCGAGGGAAGCGCAGAGGGTCGGTGCCGGAATGCCGGACGTCAGCTTCTACGACACTTTGGAAATCTCTCAGACACTCCTGCCGCAGCTTGACCGCCATAGGCTGCTCGACCTCATCCGCTATTTCGGCATCGCCAAGACCGAGCGTCATAGGGCCGCCGACGATGCCGCACAGACGGCACAGGTATTCGAGCGCCTGAAGCAAATATAAGCTTTATAAAGACTTATAAGGCAATATAAAAGCCCCACAATAGTGGGGCTTCGTTCGTTTCAGAGGCTGTTCACCGCATTGTAGAATTCCTGCGCGTCCTCGGCCTTCTTGAATTTCAGGGGCAAGGAGCGCAACGCACTGTACCTCCACGTGACGGTACGCTTCTTGATCGTCACGCCCTGCAAATCAGACACCTTGTAAGCTTCGGTCTTCTTATACCGGTGCAGATACGTGGTGCCCCTGTCCAATTCCAGCCGGTTCGTATACAGACGAATCGCCAGAAACATCGGGTCATCAAGCCTATCGCACTCATAGATCGCGCCGGGTGCGGGCTGTGGTCGCTTTACCATGGTTACTCCCTTCTTCTTTCCTTGATTCTACAGGTCAGACGATGCAGACATGCTCGGCCATGATCTGGCGAAAGTCACCCAGCACCTGCTGCGTTACCTCCAATTCCTGGGCGATGTCCCACGAATTCCCGTCATACATCTGTTCGAGCAGTCCGTAATGGAGCGGGTCTATCAGCATGAGTGCCGTCTCGCGTCTGGCCCGATGCTCCTCGCGACTGCGTGCCACGTGCTCGCATGACGCATCACCATGCCGCCAGTGAGTCAATTCATGCACCAGAGTGCATCGCTTGGCCGCATACGTGAGTCGCCGGTCGATGAGGATTACGTCTGTGGAGGCGTCGTAGCAGCCCCATAGTCCGTTCGGCAGTATGGCGCTGGACACGGTGACAGGCAGTCCGACAATCGCGCGGCGCATGGCACCGTAGGTCATGTCGCGGCTGATCGGCAGGTCAGGCAGGCTCGTCGTAATCCGGCCCAGCCTCTCCATTAATGGCCTCCTGCTTGCCCTGAGCGTTATAGGCGGCAAGACCGTAGCCGCCTGCCCGCGCCTTCCTCTCGGCGGCTTCGATCGCATGACGCTGCGAATCCATCACGATGTCGCCGACCGATACGCCGGTGACCTCGCTGATGCGTTCCAGGTCGCTCAGGTTGAGAGGTCTTGTGAAGTTCTGGCGCTTGTACCAGTAATCCTCGCCGAAGCCGCAGGCCTTGGCGAATTCCTTGATGGTCATGCCGCTGTTCTTCTGGAGTCTGACGCATTCGCGCATGACCTGCTTGGCGAACTGCGTGACTTCGTTTGCTTTCATTCCCATGGCTCTCATTATAGCCAATTACGTAGCTAATGTGTGCGAATTGTGAAGAACTATGAAAATACATAGACGTGAACTACGAAATTGCGTAGATTAAGAACTGTCGAAAGGAAAACAGAGATGAAGACCACAGCCAAGACCAAGACCCCCGACCACTACCCGTGCGGCCACATGCGCGGCCCCGGCTGGCACGACTGGCGCGCCTGCCTCACCAAACAGGGAATCGAGGAGGATGAATGGCCGGTCTGACCGAAACCGCCAGCCGTAACCTCGCGGGCGAACTGGCCCGCCATCGCAAAACACGCGAAGACCTCGCCAAAGCGTGGGGATGCGCGCCGAAAACAGTGGACACGCGACTCCGCGGCCAAACACCACTCACGACCGACGAAATCGAAAAAGCCGCCCACCTACTCGGCCTCGAAGCCTCCACCCTCACCATGGTCCTCATCCAACCAATCGACGCCGCAAGCCAATTCAAAGCCTGAAAGCCACAACCAAAGGAGCCTCCGATGAACAGCAAGACCTACACCCGAGAACTGCGCAAAGCCTGCGTGGAAGCCGTCTTCGACACGATCGTCAAGGAAGCGCAGAAATGACCAGCCAACTACTCAACCCGCCAAAACCGCCGGAATCAAGGAAAACCATGAAACCGCGAATCGAACTCATCGGCACTACCGGCTACGCCATCCGCATCCAGGAAGACAAGAGCGGCCAACTCATCGAACTCCACGCGGACGGTGGGGAAGTCCTCGCGGACATCCCCGAAAGCACCCTCGACAACTTCGCCTACACGCTCAACGACGACCTAGGGAACATGCGATGAGCCAATCATTCGAACTGCGAATCATCGAGGACGGCACGCACAGCAGTGACCACAGCTGCCTCATCGGACTCAGATTCGACATGGCAGACGGATACCAGGAACACATGCTCAACAAAACCGACCTCATGAACCTCCGCCGCGAAATCGGACGAACACTCAAAGAACTCAACCAGAAGAAGGACAAGAAATGAACATCTTCCAACAACGAGAACAAATCCTCGCGAACCTCATCGAAGCATGCAAGGACCACGACGAAGAGAAAACCAACCACCTGCTCAACCAACTCACGGAACTCGACAAGACAGCCGAACAGAAGCCACTGCCTGAAGAACCGAAGGAGCAGGGCTTCTATGTCACCGCGAATGATGGTCGGCTCCTGCTTAAGGACATCGATGATGACTGGTCGGCGCGCACATATGATAACTCGGCTAAGTGCATCTGGAATGGCAATAGACAGTATGTGAAGTGGCCGACTGTCTGCGAAACGCTCCCGCCTGAAGCATTCCCACTCAAGCGAGTGAACACTGGGAGCGACGATGACTGACCATGATTACTGGCTTGAAGACATGCAAGCAATGAAGAAGCGGAAGAAGCCGAACTACACGCGCCGCCGCATCCTCTTCGCCATCGTCAGCATCGGCCTCATCTCCAGCCTGACCATCATGCTCACATGGCATGGCGGCAGCACCACCGCCGCGCTCATGGTGGAAGGCGTGTACATCGCCACCGCATTGTGGCTGATCGTCAGATTCGCGCCACGCGACTAAAAGACTTCCCACTGGCCGGCAGTCCAAACAAACAACCCAATCGGATTGTTCCGCGGGACACCCACGTTCACTCATTCGTCGGCCAGTGGGGACACATAACTGAATATCGATTATTATCCACGCGCCGACCATTATCGCTGCACATACACTGTCGGCGCATTCGGCTGGGCGACGGTTCGCCCGCCCACGGATTCCAATCTCTTCTCTCTCTATCAAAAAAACGCAGGCACTCCCGTGTTTGCAACCCTTTCAAGTCCGCCTGACGGCTTCCATCGCCGTCGGCCGCGCCACCGGCCGCCAGCATGTTCAGGTCATGCTCCAACAGTCAAAGGGGCGTTCGGAATCCAAGGACGGCATCGGTTCGACTCCAATGCCAGCCACTCAGCCCCATCCACTCGTCAGGACGGGGCACACAACGTCAACAAGCGAAGGAAACACAATGGACGGAAACAAACCACAGGTGGCGACATGGGTGCTCTGCGTCGACATCGACCCCGACAACAACCCGGAATCCGACCCAATGTTCGTCGCCGCACTTGACATGCCGCTGGACGGCGGCCTGATCGGCGTCACCCTGCCCGGCAACAGACTCGGCAAAGCAACCGCGCTTGCCGCCCGAACCGCATGCCAGGCCATCGACAAGGTGCTCAAACGTCACCTCGAACGCGGAGGCGGCAGCGACACCGTGGAAATGCTCGACGGCCTCCACATCGACCCGATGGGTGACATTCGGGACGGCAGGCCATGACCGACCTGCTCACGCCAGCCGAACTTGCCGCCATGCTCGGCATGAGCCCACGCACCCTCGCCAACTGGCGCAGCATCGGCAAAGGCCCGCCATACGTGAAAATCGGCGTGGAACCGCCCGAAGGCCATCAGGACAGGCGAAAAGTCCGCTACCAGCGTCAAATCGCTGAACGGTGGGCTCTGGCGCACGAATACCGAAGGACGGTGGCGAGATGAAAAACGGCACGTTCATTCCAGTGACACGGGTCCAAAGCCGCCCAGATGTCAAAAGCGATGGGAAAGCACGCTTCGGTGACAACAATCCGACCATCACGCAGCAAGGAATCGACGTGGACAAGTTCATCAGCGACAACCACGCGCTCATCGAAAACTTAAGGAAAGGAACACGTTGAAACACGAATACACGGGCGACGAGCTCGCCGAACTGAAGAAAATCTACGACGAGTCGGGAGAAGCCGGACTCCAGATCGGCGAAATGCGTGCGTTACGCAAGGCAGGACTCCTCACCCCGGACCTGCCACCGGAACAGGAGGCGCATGAGGACATCCTGGCCGACTATCAGGCCGTCGGCAAGCCCACGGCGGAACAGGCGGAACCGTCGAAACGTGACCTCATCCTCGCGCATTGCAGAAACCGCATCGACCAAGGCCAACCGTTCGACGGCAAGGAAACCGCCGAAGCGCTCGGCATAAGCCAGAAAACGGCAGGCAACATCATCGGCCAACTCCGCAAGGAAGGACTGCTGCCGGCCTTCGACCAGCATTCACCCCGCAAAACACGGAAAAACGCCACGACCGGAAAGAAGAAAGAAACCATGACCACCACATCGAAACTCACAGTGGACAAAATCACCGCAACGAAACTCACCCCCGTCGGAACCATCAGCGTCGGGCCACAAGCCACAGCCGATCAGCGCACCATCATCGCAAACGCCTTGGTCGGCATCTTCGACTCCATCTCGGCATTGCAGCGAACCGCGTTCCAAACCAACGACAAAGTCGTCTACGGATTCGCCACCAAGCTGCTGAACGGCGAACTCATGGACTTGAAAGCCAACTACTCGAAGGACACGGCGAAATGAGAATCAATTTCAACAGCAAGGATGGCGTTTTCACCGTCAAGTCCGAAAACGAAGAGGAAAAAGCCCAGCTCAAAACGTCGGCGGTCGCCATCTGCAATCTCATCATCGATTTTTTCGACGGTGAAGTCCAAGAAATGAAGGCGGCGAAGGAATGAAACGCATCACACTCAAGGACACGGAACGCTATCAGATCGAGCGTTTCAAGCAGAGCAAGCAGGCCGAACGGCATCTTGCCTGGCTGAAAAGCCGCAAGGCGGGTGTGGGCGGTTCCGACATGAGCACGATCCTCGGCCTGAATTCCTTCAAGACACCGTATGAGCTGTGGCTGGAGAAGACCGGCCGTGTGGAACCGGAGGACATCTCCGACAAGTGGGCTGTCATCCGTGGCAATGCCCTGGAGAACGAGCTTCGCAAGCGTTTCCGCGCCAACCATCCCGAGATGCTGGTCACGGACGGCACCGACAAGCAATTCATCAGCCGCGAAAAGCCCTACCTGAGGGCTTCCCTTGACGGCATCCTGCAAGGTGAGGACGGAAGTTTTGGAATCCTCGAAATCAAAACGGCGAGCAGCCGTCGAGCGGGGGACTGGCATGACGAGGACGGCAACCTCCGAATCCCGCCATACTACTTGGCTCAAGTCGAATTCTACGCGCTCGTAACTGGATGGACGTGGGGCTACGTGTACGCGGCCATCGGAGACGACGAGCCGGCGGAGATTCCGTTCGAGGCCGACGTGGAGGATATGGCCGCGATCGACAAGGCCGCAGCCGACTTCTGGCGTTTCGTCACCACCGGCACTCCACCGCAGTTGACCGGCGGGGACGTGCAGAAGGCGTGGCCGGAACCCACACCGGACATCGTGGACGAAAGCGCCGATGACGACCTGTACGACCTGCTCGCAAGATACGAGAGCGCCACCGGAATGCTTCATGACATGAAGGCCACTCAGAAGGAATTGCAGGAGCAGATCATCGTGCGCATCGGCTCGCATACGGGTGTGCGCTGCGGCAACCTCCAAGCCACCTACAAGCCGACGACCCGCAAGGAATACACCGTCAAAGCCGCCACATACCGCAAATTCGCATTCAAATCCATCGAAGAAAAGGAGCAATGATTATGGGAGCAATCGCACAGCAGGCGCAGGGCCGGCAGATGGTCGAGATGACGCCGAAGAAGAACCTCCAGATGCTGATGAAGAAGAGCTGGCCGCGCATCGCCAGCGTGGTCGGCAACAACATCAGCCCCGACCGCCTCTACCAGATGTGCGTCAGCGCCATCAACAAGACGCCGAAACTGGCTGAATGCTCGCCGCAAAGCGTGCTCTCCTGCTTCATGACCTGCTCAGCGCTCGGCCTTGAACCGTCCAACGTGGACGGATTGGGACGCGCCTACGTGCTGCCCTTCCGCAACAAGAAGACCGGAGGCATGGAGGCCACCTTCATCATGGGCTATCGCGGCATGATCGACCTGGCGCGCCGCAGCGGCCAGCTCGTGGACATCAGCGCCCGAGCCGTCCACCAGGGAGACGAATTCTCCTACTCGTATGGCCTGAATGAGGATCTGCACCACGTGCCATGCGCCACTCCCGGCGAACTGACCCATGTGTACATGGTCGCGCATTTCAAGGACGGTGGCCACTATTTTCTGGTGCTGAATCGTCAGGAGATCGAGCAGGCGAGGGCACGCAGCAAGAGCGGAAATTTCGGCCCGTGGAAGACCGATTACGAGGCCATGGCCAAGAAGACCGCCATCCGTCGTGCCGCACCTTATCTGCCGCTTACCGTGCAGGCGCAGACCGCAGCCGCCAGCGATGACACCACGCCGGATTACGGTGATGTGTTCCAGCCGGTGCTTGATGACGATGGCGCGGATGACGTCGATGACGTGACCGCCGAGGTCATGGAGCCTGACGTCGAAACCGCCGAAGCCGGGCAGCAGGCCGACATGAAGGAGGCCGAGTGATGGCAGGCGAAACCATTATCACGATCGTCGGCAACCTGACCGCAGATCCGGAATTGCGCACGACGTCCGCTGGCGCGCAGGTCGCGTCGTTCACGATCGCCAGCACGCCGCGCTCCTGGAACCGCAGCACGAACCAGTTCGAGGACGGTCAGGCTTTGTTCATGCGCTGCAGCGCGTGGCGCGACCTCGCCACTCATTGCGCGCAGAGCCTCGCGAAGGGCATGCGTGTGATCGCGCAGGGCCGACTGCAGCAGCGTTCCTATCAGGCGAATGATGGTTCCACCCGCACGGTCGTCGAGTTGCAGGTGGATGAAATCGGCCCGTCCCTGCGTTATGCGACGGCTCAGGTGCAGAAGATGCAGTCAGGCGGATACCAGGGCGGCAACGCCAACGGTGGCGGCTATCAGCAGCCGCAGCAGGCACAACAGCAGTCGCAGGCTCCGGCCGATGATCCGTGGGGCGCGCCAGCCGGAGAGCCTGACTTCTGATATGCGCGAATGGATAGAGCCACCGGACGTCGAACCGGTATGTCCAATCCATGGGTGCGCGCTGTATCCGGCGCGCCCCATTCCATGCCCCGAATGCGAAATCGAAGCCGAAGAACAGGAGGCCGACCATGCGGCATGACATTGACCTCGCCATCAGCAAGCCACTGTGGTGGACACAGAACCGTCGAAGCCGCAGCTGGGCGGTGCCATACCGGAGGAAGAAGCTGGTCAAGACGATGAGCCTGCTCACCTTCCTAAACCTCATCAACAGTGGCAAGCTCCAAAAGCCCGAGCATTGGCCTGTGCATGTGACCGCCATCATCCACCCACTGACCCACGGACGCTTCGACCCCGAGAACGCGGCCCCAATGGTCAAGGCGATACTCGACGGCATCACCCAGTCAGGCTACTGGCCAGACGACAACGCGGACTACGTGCTCGGCCCCGACTACCGGCTAGGCGAGCCAAGCACTGAAAAAGGCGTCTACCACATCACCATCCGAATCGAAGAGGAGGAACACTAACCATGGCTACGAACGTGACCGAAAAAGACAAGACGCTCAACGAAATCATGGCATGGTGCGATCAGCTTTCGATGAAAATAAAGTGCACTGAGGACGCCAGTACCGACCGCACATATGGAAAACTTCGCGGCCTGTATCTGGTCTATGAGCATTGCCAGTCCATGCTCGGCTATTCCGGCACCATGCCTTCCGAGGTGCCTAACCAAAGCGAGGACGCGAAGGAATAGTCATGTGGTTCAAACGCAGACGCAACGAATTCGGGTGTCCAATGTGCGGCAGACTACCCAAAATCGTTAAGAGCCATACACAGGATGGGGATTACATCAAGTCGATATACCGGCTTCAATGCCCCCGAAAGCACCTCTCTACAAACTGGTACAGCGACCCTATGGATGCAAGCATCCAGTGGAAACACGTAGTGGACGAATACAAGAGGAAGGACACGAAATGAGCGCGTATCAGCCTGTTCTTGACCCCGCCTGCGGCGGCCGAATGTTCTGGTTCGACAAGTCGGATGATCGGGTGCTTTTCGGTGATGTGCGTGATGAGAGCTGGGAATTGTGCGACGGGCGTAGGTTCGATGTCAAGCCGGACATGCTGATGGACTACCGCGACCTGCCGTTCCCCGACGGGACGTTCCGCATGGTGGTGCTCGACCCGCCCCACCTGCGCAATGCGGGGGAAACGAGCTACATGGCGCAGAAATACGGTTGCCTCGACCAAGAGACGTGGAAAGCTGACCTCAAGACCATGTTCAGCGAGTGCTTCCGCGTCCTGAAAGAGCATGGAGTGTTGATTTTCAAATGGAATGAGACACAGATACCCGTATCGCAGATTCTCAAGCTCACAGCGCACAAGCCACTCTTCGGCAACAAGCAGCCGAACCGCACGGGAACACACTGGATTGTCTTCATGAAGGAGGACGCGAAATGAATAAACGGTACAAGGTTTGCCCACTTTTTTGGAGTGATTACGGCGATGAGCGCACCTTGATGAATATGGGTGTGTTTGAAAAGTTGCTGAACGAGGGTTGGCAGATTCTGCGGGTGGATACCATGCCGACAACGGAATTGCGTGATAACGCCGTCACAGCGACGAACGTCTACATCCTTGAGAGGGAGGCTAATGATGATTAGTCAATACGACAAGGACATGTGTTGCCTGTATATCGCTGAGGGGATGAACTACATCTGGCAACAACGAGAGAACCAAGAGCTTTCCCGAATACTTGAATCATTGGCCGATAGGAAGCTCATGAAGCGTGTCCATGGCGGGTATGCGATCACGCTCAAGGGATTGTTGGCAGTCAAGGTGTGGAGACTTCACCTGTTCCTGTTCCATCGCGGTGAATACAAGTACTTCAGGAGGAAGAAATGAGCAGGGCTGAGACCACCGCCATGCTGTCCAAGCTGGTGGAGAAGAGGTTGAGGAATCAGACCGCTTTTTGGGCGAGCGAGGTCAATTTCGACCGTAACACGCCCGACGAAAGGCGCGTGGACTACGTGGGCTTCAAGCCCTGGAACATCAACGGTGAGCCGGTGCCCGCAAGCGTCGAGAAAGGCTGCTTCGAGTTCTACGAGGTCAAGTCATGCATGGCTGACTTCACTAGCGGCAACGGACTGACGTTCTACGGCGATCAGAACTATCTGGTCTGCACGAAGGAACTGTGTGACGAGATCGTATGGCAGAAGATGGTGCCGCCGCGAGTGAACGCGATTCTGACACCGGATTCGACCGGCTCGAAACTGATTCTCGACTATGTGCAGTCCTACAACGACCTGTCATACAGGAGGCGTCCGGCAAGCGAAATCCTGTGGGCCATGGTCAAAGCTAACGGAAAGAGGACTAATTGAGCATCATGCTTGACGAGGCCAACGCTTACGAGCGTGGCATGGATGATGATTTGACTTTTCAGACGGTTCGTGAGCTTGCCGGTACAGCGTACATGGCCGGACGTTCCGCTCCACCAACCGACGCCGAGGTGGAGGCCGTGGCGAAACGGCTCTGCTGGAACAGCTGCGAATGGGATGGCATCGAAAGCGACTATGTGGCGAAGGACGAAGACGATGCATGGGATTACGCCGGTGAAATCTGCGGATATCAGGAAGACTACATCGACCGGGCGCGCGACCTGCTCGAAGTGGCACGCAAGGCGGTAAACGAATGAGCAAGGCAATCCGATATGTCGAGTGCGCCCACTGCGGCGAGACGGTGGGCAGCTATTACGTCACCTGCCCTTACTGCGGGTATCGGCTGGTGGACGCGAAGCAAGCCGTAATGATGGGTTTGTCATGGTGACGCTTGACCCGCCACCGGACTTGTTGGAGATCGCCGAAGCCCTGGACGCGATGGCGAAACCACACGTGGGAAGCGGCTGGGCGAACACCAACTACACCGACCTGCCCTGCACCACGCCACGGCAGGAGGCAATCTGGATGGAATTCAACGGCATCACAAGAGGGGAGGATTGATGGCAAGGCGCGGTTACGTGCAATTGGCCAATGGCTTCTATCTCAACCGGAAGGTACGCCGGTTGCGTCGCACCATGCCCTCTGCCGTCAGTGCGTTCGTCGTCATGCTTTCCTACTGCGGTGACAACCTCACGGACGGCTTCGTGGACTCGGACACGGCGGAATTCGTGCTCGACATCACCACGCAGGAGCTTGACGCTTTGCAGCAGGTCGGATTGATCGAGGCCGTGGATGGCGGCTATGTCATCCACGATTATCTCGAACATAATCGGAGCCGTCAGCAGGTGATGGCCAAGCGCAAGCGTGAGCATGACCGGTATTCTGCTGGCAGTCTGCCGGCAGAAATTGCGCAGACTGCCGGCAGAATCGAAACAGAATCGGGACAAACACCAGAACACCAGAACACCAGAACCCAAAAGAAAGAGAAAGAAGAATATTCTTCTTCTTTCTCCAAAGAAATCGGGCTGAACGACTTCGAGCTGGTCAGGGAGAAAACCCACGCCAATGCCGCCATAATCCGCGATTACCCGAATCTCGACCTGTCAGACGCGTGGAACGCATTCTTAAGCCGACATTATGGCGAAAACCGCACGATAGCCGACTGGACGCGCCTGTGGAAGGGCTGGTGCCAACGCAGAGCCAAAATGAGCGGCATACCACCCTCGAAACGCCACGTGCACACGTGGAAATGCTCTCACGTGCTCGAAGCGCTCGGACGCGACGAAGAAACAGCACAGGCAGACGAAAAGGCCTGCGAATTAGCCGACAGACTCAACAAGGAGAAATCATGAAACACGAACCGGTAATCATGTACAGCCGAGAATGGTTGGAACACGAGCGCCGCAAAGCATGGCAGGAAGGCTACGCGGCCGGATGGAAAGACCAGGAATGCGACTTCCCGCCACACACCACAGAAAACCCATATCTGGAGACCAAATGACCAATACCGAGAAGACAATAATCTGCACCGTCATCACCTGCATGCTCATCATCTTCCTCACCATCGGCACATGCATCTCCATGCAGTGGTACACGTCCACCCACCACGATTTTCAAATGGAGACGGTCAAGACCGGTGACGTGCCGCAAGTGCCGAAAGCCGAAATCGCCGCACTCATCCGCCAGCACGACAAGGAGACCAGACTTTGACCAACTGCCAGCACTGCCGGAAGCCAATGAAGCCGGTGGCCGCGAATCTGCTCTGCGCCAGCTGCCGAGAAAACTACTGGCAGCTGATCCGCCAGCTCGGACACGTCCAACTGCCCGCCCTGCGGAGCATCATGCTCCGACAGGCCCGCATCGGCACCCCAGCACACACGCCAAGCCGAGGCAACGCACCAATACCCATCAACACCCACGCTCAAGACCTCATCGCAGACAGCGAAGCATGGTTGGCGGAACAGGCGGGCAAAATACGCGCCGCATACGCTGGATACGACTGGCGGAAAGCGTGGTTCGCCATAATCAGCAACCGGCGCACCATCCTCGACATGAGCACTGCAGCAGACGATTACGCAGCCCTGGAACACATCAGCCGACGCAACGAGACGGCCTTGACACCAGAAGAGGCAATGGTCATCATCGGCACATGCCCACAATGCGGCCACCAAGCCACCAGCACGCCACAGGCCGACGAATGGACATGCCCGCACTGCAAATGGCAAGGCGGAGTCCAAGCCATCAAAGCCACCCGCGACAACAAACTCTGGCAACTCGAATACACCGGAAAACCAGTCGAAGTCGCAAGATACCTCTCCAAAATGGACATCCACTGCACAAGCGACCAGATCCGCCAATGGCTCACCAGAGGCAAACTCCACGCCACGCCGACAAAACACAAAGGAGAGTACGTGTTCAACCTCGGAGAAATAACCGCCATGCTTGACTGTCACAATTAAAATGCTATACTGTCGTACAGTAGTAAAATGGTTCAGCCTGAAAGGGCTGGGCCATTATTAATATCAGCTTCGGTAGCTCAGTGGCAGAGCACGAGGGATAGCACAGATACCAGAGGACGGATACCAAACCGGCCATGGCTTCATGATTCTTTGCGAATGCCCGTGATCAGAGATAGTGCATCCCACACCATGCGCTGGTTCGACTCCAGCCCGAAGCACCACAAGGCGGTGACCACATGCCAGGAAGAACGCGCAAGACCAGCCGCCAATTCGAAAAAGACAAGGCCACATTCTTCACACAATGCAAGGCACAGCATGCAGTCTGCTGGTTGTGCGGCATGCCAATCGACTACAACGCAGTCAAGAACACCACAGATGACTCATTCAATCTCGATCACATGTTCCCGGTCAGCAAGCATCCCGAACTCCAATTCGACCCAGCAGGCTTCAAGCCGAGCCACACCAGCTGCAACCGCTTGAGAGGCAACCAAGATCCGCCAGCGCCAATCGGAACACTCTCAAGACAATGGATAACAACAGCATGAGCCCAACACGAGGGGTAGGGGCGGTGAAATCGTAAAACCAACGACAGAGCGCAAGAC